CACCTTCACAGGGGGCAAGCGGGGCAAATCAGGGAAAGGATTATCCGCGGGCCGCGGCCGGGGATCCCCAGAACAACTCCCCACAGGGCTTGGGGCTGGGGGATCTAAGATCTAAGAAGTCTAAGATCCAAGAAAGCTCATATAAACCGTCTAACCGTCTAAGAAGATCTACGGTTGGATTACAGAAGGATCTGCACGAGGTCCGGAAGATCGGCGAGGCGTTCCCGACCCTTCAGGCCGACCCGATGGCCGCGAGCCCAATCCCGGTACCGGAGCGGGCGTTGGAGGGGATCCTCAACACGGTGCCGCTGCGAGGCAGTTCGTGGCTTTGGGTGGCCCATCGCTTGGTGGACCTGATGACCGTCGGCGACGAGGAGGGGCGACTGCTCGAGCCGCGCGTTGTCCAGGGCTTGCTGCGAAGGTTCGCGGCCCGCAAGCACCAGACGAAACTCGGTCCGGTCAACGACCCCGGGCCATTCTTCCAGGCGATGGCCGAAGAGGCCGTCCACAAGGAGGGTCTCCAGTGGCGACGACCCGAGACCGACAAAAAACCGAAACCAAGGTGACGAAATGCCGAGGCAAGAACCGCGGCGGCACGCGGGAGTGGAGCGCGGTGTCGGTCAACTGCGTCCGCGGGTGCGAGCACCGCTGCCGCTACTGTTACGCCTGCGCGGAGGCCCTGCGCTTCAAGCGGATAGCGGCGCCGGAGGAGTGGGGCACAACGTACCTGTCAGTGAACGAGAACCAGGTGGCGCGGATGTTCCCGAAGTACAACGGGACCGTCATGTTCCCCACCACGCACGACATCACGCCGCGGTTCTTGCAGCCGTGCCTGGACGTGCTCGAACACCTGCTCGCGGCCGGCAACCAGGTCCTCGTCGTCAGCAAGCCCACCCCGTCGTGCGTGGAAGCGATCATCGAGAGGTTCCGCGACGTGCGGGAGCTGATCGAGTTCCGGTTCACGATCGGGTGCTTGAACAAGCATCTCCTGAAGTACTGGGAGCCGGGCGCGCCGAGTTTGCCGGCCCGCATCGCGTGCCTGCGTATGGCCTACGATGCGGGTTTCGAGACCAGCCTCTCGGCCGAGCCGGTCTTGGATCTCGACGACGTCGGGTGCTTTCCGGGGGTCTTCGACCGCTATGTGACGGGCACGATCTGGATCGGGGGCATGAACCAGATCGACCAGCGGGTCGTGCCGGGGACGGACCCGGCGGAGATCGCCCGGATCAAAGCGGGGCAGACGCCCGACGCGGTGCGGCGGCTTTACGAGTTGGTGGGCGAGAACCGGAAGATCCGCTGGAAGGATTCCTTACGGAAGGTCCTCGGCTTGCCGGCTTATCCGGGATGCCAGTGAACCAAACCACAGAGGACGCGAAGAGCGCGGAGAAAAACCCATGGCCACGATGACCGCGAAGAGACGAGCCGTCCTGCGGGAACGGCAAGAGCTGAACCAGCGCACGCCGAGGCCGGTACCGGAGCCGGCCAGGGGAGCACTTCAGGGCGGCGGCCTCGATGCTGACCACCCAATGAAGATCATACGGCAGGTCTACCGGGGCCTTGGCGGACGCCGGATTTTCGTCGCGGAGGTGGGAGACGACTTCGGCGTCGTCTCCGAGGACGAGATGGGACGGAGACAAGCCCTGAAGCGATTCACCCCGACGCCCAGATTCGAGACCGCCCAGGAGGATCTCGACGCATACGCCCAGACCAAGGGCTTTCAGGCCGAGAATCCGTTGCCGCCCGACGAGGGCGAGGAACCCGATCCGGCGCCGGTTCGCCGCCGCCGCACACGGGACAACGGCCACGCCGGCGGTGTGTCGCCGGCGGGCGTGATTGCGGAGGGACCTGCTGGAGAGGCCGGGGAGGTCCGCGGGCCCGAGTTGGCCCGATCCGTCCTCGTCCCTCTCGATCAGGTCCGGCCGAGTCCGTACCAGACCCGCAACGATTTCCCCGAGGGGGAACTGCGAACGCTCGGCGAGAGCCTGCGCCGCGGCCAGCTCGTCCCGATCCGGGTCCGCCAGGTCGGCCAAGGCGAGGAGGCCCACTTCGAGCTGATCGCCGGGGAGCGGCGGGTGCGGGCGGCGCGGCTGGCCGGACTCGAGACCCTCCGCGCGGAGGTGGTTGAGCTGAGCGACGAGCAGGCCCGGTGGGAGGTCGGCGCGGACAACGAGGAGCGGCGGTCATTCACCCCGATCGAGCGGGCCCACTGGCTCAAGTCGCTGCTCGACGCCGGGATCACCCAGGAGGACCTGGCCAAGCGCCTCGGCTGGGCCGGCCAGGCCAGCGTCTCGAACGCGGTCGGGCTCCTGCGGCTCCCGGCGGAGCCCTGGCAGCGGTGGATTTCCGCGGAAATGCTGCCGGTGGGGCACGCCCGGGGCGTCCTCCCCTACGTCGAGCATCCGGAGTTGCTGGCGGCGATCGCCAAGGGGTTCCTCAGGCAACAGACGCGAAGGAGCCCCGAGATCGCATTTGGGTCCTACGAGGAGTTCATCCATGATGTGCATTTCGAGCTGCGGCGAAACACGCGACCGCTCGAGGGCAAGGTCTGGGACGAGAAGACCAACCAGCAGGTCCCGATCTTCACGCCCACGCCGGAGCAGCGGGCGCGGCTTGGCATCATCGAGGTCCCGAAGCACACCGGCAGAGGGGCCGCCAAGGAAGAGCGGGCGGTGAACGTCGATCTCTGGAAAACTTGGCAGGGGGCGTTCTTGGTGGAATGGCGAAAGAAGCACGCAGCCAAGGCCAGGAAGGCCGGGGCCCGGGCCGGCAAAGCGGAGCCGGAAAAGCTCACCAAGCGGCAGGCGGAGAGCCGGGCCAAGGAGGCGGCCGAGAAGTACCAGAAGCGGCTTGAAGCGTTCCGCGCGGACTGGCTCCGATGGCTGCTCTCCGAGCGGCTCCGCGACGGCCGCGACGTCGACGTGGGGATGGTGCTGGCGCTCGCCCTGTACTTCGCGGCGAGCCGCCGCCCACTGCCACCCTGGGTCTCGGGGAGGGAGCGGGAGATCGCCCGCCGCGGGGAGGCGTTCGAGGCGATCGTCAACGGGACCGGCCACCGGGTGCTCGACTCCACCGCCACGGCCGCCGGTATCGCCATGTTCAGCGAATTGCCGGACTGCGCGGCCCACGTCGCGCGGTGGTTGGCGGCGATGTTCTGGGAGCGCGACCCGGCCGATGCGGACCATCCCGGCCAGCCCGTCCCCCACGTCCCCGCCGAGGACCTCAAGGTCTTTGCGCACCGCCTCGGGATCGACGTGGAAGAGGGTTGGCAACGCGAGCACTGCGGACCGCTGACGCGGCGCTTCTGGGAGCTGCATCCCCGGGAGGAGCTGCTGAGGCTGATCCGGCAGGTATTCGGGAAGATCTTCAATCGGCTCCCGCCCAAGGAGCCCGATGGCCGGCCGGCCGATCCGGCGGCGTGGACGAAGGGCGACCTGGTCGACGCCCTGCTGTTCTGCCGCCCGGCGGACGTGGTCCGGGTGGACAAGGTCGGGCGCGACCGGGATCGCGAGCGCGAGTTGCCGATGCCCGCGGAACTGCGACCTGCTCGCCGCGGGCCCGGGCGGCGGAAGAAGGACTGACCACAGAGGACGGGAGGTAGCGGAGGGCCGACCGTGTCGCGGATGGACTGGCAAGCGCCGGTGCCTGGAGAGTTGGAGGGCCATCGTGGGCTCAGCGTCGTGTGGAAAGGACTGTACCATTACCAACCGCAGAGCGCGATGGGCTTGGCGTGGATCCTCCGGACGATGCTGAGAGGTTTCTCCGACGGCGCGGTGCGTCGGAGCCTGCGGCGGTTGGCCGCGATGGGCCACGCCGTTCACTCGCGCCGCCGCCTCCCCACGCGGAACCGCGGGCAGGCATGGAAATGGTCGCTGGGGTCGCTGGTGACGAGACATGAACCCTAACCTGCTCCTGTCCATCTTTCCGGGGATCGACATGCTCGGCGACGCGGCCGAGCAGTTGGGGTTCTGCGTGCTCCGCGGGCCCGACGTGCTCTGGGGCGGCGACATCCGCAAGTTCCACCCGCCGGCGGGAGTCTTCGGCGGGGTGTTCGGCGGGCCGCCGTGCCAGTGCTTTTCCTCGCTGAGGTTCATCGTGCAGCACAACGGACACAAGCCCAAATTCGGGAACCTGATTCCCCAGTTCAGGCGGTGCGTTATGGAGGCGCGACCGCAGTGGTTCCTGATGGAGAACGTGAGGGGAGCGCCGATTCCGCGAGTTCCTTTCTACGGGAGCCATTCGCAACTGCTCAACAACCGCTGGCTGGGAGAGAGCCAGAATCGCCTCCGGAGGATCACCTTCGGCTGGCGTGGGGCGCCGAATTGCATCTGCGGCGATGGACCGAGGAAGCGGGGCTGTCGAACGGTGCACCTCGTCCTCCCCAGGGTCGCCGTGGAGAATACGCTCTGGGAATACGCGGCGATCGGCGGCCAGGCGCGGAGCGGGATCGGCAACGGCAATGATCGGCGGCGTAAAGGCGGCGGGCTGCGCAGAGGGACGTCCTGCCTGGGCCTGACGACGCGGAGCAAGGACGCACTTGTCGAGCTGTGCCGGAAGCAGGGGCTGCCCAAGGGCTTCGACTTGCCGGGCATGACGATCGAGGCGAAATGCCAGGCCGTCGGCAACGGCGTGCCGATGGCGATGGGCCGGGCGTTGTTCAAGGCGATTCGCGAGTTGCTCGAAAAAGGAGGGTGTGTAGATGCGGGAGTCTGATTTGAGCGGACCCGTCACCCCGTCACCGCGCTAGAGGGCTCCGATGCGTTACCCGGGCGGCAAGAACAACGGCGGCACCTGGCGGTGGATCGTCAACCAGATCCCGCCGCACAAGCAGTACCTGGAGCCCTTCCTGGGCTCGGGCCCGGTGCTTCGGTTCAAGCGGCCGGCCGAACGGAGCTACGCGATCGATCTCGACCCGCGGTGCATCCGCCTGGTCCGGCCGAAGGCACCGAAAGGAACGCTCTTCTATCGGCAGGACGGCATCCAGTTCCTCGCGGACTTCGGGCAATCGGCCCTCCGAGCGTGCCGGACTCGGGAGGTCTTTGCCTACTGCGACCCGCCCTACCTCACCCGGCGGGACCCACGGCGCCGCTACTACCGGTACGAGATGACCGAGGCAGACCACCAGCGATTCCTGGAAGTCCTGCTGGCGCTGCCCCGGGGCATCATGGTGATGGTCTCCGGCTACCACGGCCCGCTCTACGACCGGATGCTCAAGGGCTGGCGCACGGACACCTTCCGGGTCATGACCCGCGGCGGGCCCGCCGTGGAGGTCCTGTGGATGAACTATCCCGAGCCGACCGAGCTACACGACGACCGGTGGATCGGCGGGGACTGGCGGGGGCGACTGGACTTCCACCGGCTCGTCCAGCGGTGGACGAGGCGGTTCGAGGTCCTGCCCCCGGTCAAGCGGGCGGCGGTCTTGGCCGCGCTCTCGGCCGCGGCCCGCGGCGATGGTGCCAAGGCGGGCCCGCCGTTGGCGGCCGCGGCTGCCGGCAACGGCGAGCCCGCCAAGGGTGGCCGCCGCCGATCGCGATCGACCCCAGGCAGGCCCACCGCGGCGGTCCCGCCTGGCGGATCCGCCGCGGCTCGAGGTGTCCTCGACGACCTTGACGGCTGAGGGGATTCACCACGGAGACACGGAGAACGTGGAGGGAAGCATGCCGCAATTCACTCGTGACATCGAGCGGGCAATCGTCGCCGAGCAGGCGCGGATGGGCTGGCCCGATCGCGTGCCCGCTTGGGTCGAGGTGCCGCATGCCGATGGCCGGATCCTCTGGCATCGCTATCAGGACCTCACGATCGCCTTGTGCCTGCAAGCCCGCGAGCATCAGGAGAGGAAGGCAAAGCGGGCCCTGGAGAGAATGGTGTACCGGCCGTCGGCCACGACACTGCGGCGGATCGCCCACCATGTGGTCAGGGCGCGACTCTACGCTTGCACCTACATCCAACTGGTCGGGCAGCAAGACTCCGCTGAAGACGACATGCCGTTCGCGCACGGTCAGTACTAGGGCAAGCCGGAAACGGGGGATTCACCACAGAGGCACGGAGAACGCGGAGATGGGAAAGCCTACTAACCGGTATAAGAGCCGAGCGACGCAGGTTCGCGGATTGACGCAGCAATTCCTGGCGTCCCTGCCGAAAGATTGGGCCTCCAGGCCGGGGTTCAGGAAGGCGGTGCATCGCCTCGCCAGGGACGCCGCGCTAATCGGAACCGACGGCGAGCGCGGGTGGGCCTTGTACCAGGTCCGCGGGAGTGGACCGGGTGCGAGAGCTGCGGCAGATGCGATTTGCGCGAAGAGTTGCCTCGATGTCTTTCGGAGTCCACCCGTAGACCCCTTAGGTTGACCCCGCTTTCCTCCGTGCTCTTCGTCTCTCCGTGGTGAATTTCACCCCGTCACCTTGTCACCCCATCACCCCGTCACCCGGTCATCCCCCCGCCCCTGGCCGGTTTTCATCCCCGCCCGCCCGCTACAATCCACGAATGGCCGTCCACCCCCACGAGCTCCCCCGCCAAACCGAGTTCTGCTGCGCTGGGTGCGGCGCCCGGATCCTGGCCGTACCCGTGAAGCTGGAAGCCGTGCGCTACGCCAACTATCGGGCCATGGAGGACTTTGGTGAGGCCAAGGCCGGCCAGGCGATCGTCCGCTGCCCGCGGTGCCACCGGGGCCTGCCGCCGATGACCTGGGCCGAGTTTCGCGACCGCGTCGGGGAGGGGTTCGCGCCGTGACCGGTTCACCCCGTCACCCCGTCACCTTGTCACCCCGTCTCCCCCCAATCCCCCCTTCCCGCATGGGCTTGGCATCGGCTAAAGTAGTAAAAGACCGGCCCGGCGTCGGGTGCCCGCCCCCAAATTGCCCGGCGCCGCGGCCGGCCTTATCTGCCGCACCGGCCTAAGCTTACGGCGGGGATTCGCGCCGCTGGCGTGTTTTGGTTGCGGAATCCATGTTAAATTGCGGGCGTCCGGGGGCGGGCCAATTCGCGCGAAGCAAGACGCCGCAGGGCTCGCATGAACCTTCTCAAACCCGGCAGGGTCGCCGCTATCCGGTCGCTGCTGGTCAAGGGACAGGCCTCGCGGCGTGCTATCGCCCGGGAGGTCGGGGCAGACAGGTCGACCGTGGCGGCCATGGTCGCCGGGCCACACCCCAGGGAGAGCCTCCGCCGGTGCCCGGATTGCGGCGGCATCGTCGAGGGCCGCTGCAAGGCGTGCGGGCTCAAACGTCGTCTCCAAAAGCGGCGCTTTCAGCCGATCGACGAACCTGCGGACGGCGATCTCAGCCTCGAGCTCCACGGCGGCGCGCGAAAACGGTACCAGCGGCTGTATCGTCGCAAGGTTTCGGCGGGCCAGCCCGTCTCGGAGGACGCAGCGTGAACAAGCAGGTGTTGACCCTCGCCGAGGTCGCCCCGCGGATGCAGCCCGGCGACCTCATCCTCTGGGAGTCGACGTCGAGCAAGTGGGACATCTTGGGCCGGGCGTTTTCGCGTCTGATCCGCGCGTCGGGGAGGACGCGGTATTGCCACGTCGACATGCTGGCGCGCAAAGACGACAAGCCCGGCGGCGCGTGGACGTTGCTCGGCATGCTCGAGGAGGGTGGGCGGGGGACGCCCTTGATGGACGAGGTCGCCGCCTATCCGGGGCGGTTGGCATGGTACAGGACCAACCCGGACGGCCGTTGGCGCGAAGGCGTTGGCGAGGAATTCTGCCGGGACCGCGCGGTCCGCTGCATGCGGCAACTGCTTCCAGGCCGCTATGGTTGGCGGGCGATCGGCCGGATGGCCCGGTTCCATTTGGCCTTTGTGCGGCTCTTTTTCCAGCCCGACTTCAACGACGAAAGCCCGCGCCGCGGCCGGCCGGTGTGCTCGACGGCCGTGGCCGAGGCGATCCACTACGGGGGCGTCGACCCCGTTCTGGAGTTGGCCGACGCCGACACCGAGCCCGGCGACCTCGCGAGGACCCATTTCTTCCGTTACCAGGGACACCTGTCCCCGTAAAGAGGAGCCGTCATGGCCAAGTCGCGACGCAAGCCCGTTGTCCCGGATATCCCGCGGGTGATCCCGCCTCCGCCGCGGCACGAGCCACCGACGAAGCCGAACCCGCCCGGAATCCAGATGGTCCGCAACGACCAGACGAAGATCAAGCCTCTTATCGGGCCGCCGGAGCCTTGGCCGAGAAGCATGCCGACCAAAGCGGCCAAGGCCCGCCAACGCCGGCTACGTCTTCTCGATGTTTCGGACAGGGTGTGTCGTCTGGAAAACAAGGTCATCATCCTTGCCGTTTTGCTCGGCCTGGTGGCGTTGCTCGCGATCGCCGCCGCGCTGCAACTAAGCCACTTCCCAATCCACGGAGCCTCGCTATGATCTCCCTACGCCGGTGCGGCCTTGTCGCCGCGATGCTCTTGCTGGTCGCCCTACAGCCCGCCTCACTCCATGCGCAGCGATGCCAGGGCGGCTCCTGCCAGGGCGGCTCCTGCCAGGGCGGCTCCTGCCCGGCGCCCTGGACGCGGACCCAGCCGTTCGGTCTGGGTCAGGCGGGGTCTCTTATCAGCCAGCCGCCGGCTCGGCCCGCGCTGGACCCGCAGGGGCAGCCCTACGGCAACCGCCCCCCTTCCGACCCGCAGCCGGGTGAGCCGTGGTTTGCCGCCGTATGCCGCGTGACGGGAAGTGAAGGGCGTGGTGTCAACTCGGTCGGCTCCGGCGTGCTGGTGAACTGGTACGGGCGCCGGCTGGTCTTGACCGCCCACCACGTACTCAAGGGCACCACGGGCCGCATTGCGCGGTTTAGCACCGGGGCCTCGGCCCGATTGGTCGGCGCCCGAGGTGACGTGACGTGGGACTATGCCGTCGCCGATCTGGAAGGCGAGGTCGGAACGCTGCCCGGCGCCGTCGAGCTGGACGACGGAGACAGGCCGCTCCCCGCAGGCGAGTCGCTGGTGAGTTGCGGACTCGGGGGCGACGGCCGCCTGGCGATCAACCGCGGCCAGTTTATGCGGTATGCCCCGGCAAGCAGGCAAACCGAGGGCAATTGGCTAGTGATGAGCGGCCAGGCCAGCGGCGGCGACTCGGGCGGGCCCATCTTTCGCCGGGGCAAAGTGGCGGGCGTGCTCTGGGGTAGCGCTCGCGGCGAGGTTGTTGGGACCCAGGTCGGATTGATCCATTGGACGCTCGGCTCCCTCTATCCGGCGCCAATCCCCAAGGCAGGCCGACCAGGCCTCGAGGTGCAGGCAGGCCCTGCGGTGGCGACCCAGGCAACTCCGCCAAGCTCGCCGTCGGCAGTTCACGAGACCTGTTTCAAGAAGCCGTTGTTCCGCAAATCGGAACCCGACGTCAAGGTAGTGGTGTCGCCGACCGTATGCCCGCCGACGCCGGCACCCAAGGCAGAATCGCCTCGCCCGCCGGCGATCGCACCGAAAGAGCCGGAGCCGGCCGGACCCAACCCGCTGATCATCGCCGTGGTGATCGCCGCCGGCGGTTTGGGCGCGGCCATCGTCTACTACCTCACCCAAAAGCACTCGACCTGACGGAGCTGAACATGGTCCCGAACTTCTGGATGTACATCGCCCTGGCCGCGTTGGCGGCCTGCGCGGTTTTCGTTGTGCTGTTTCTCTACAACCGCAGGGAGCAGTGGCGGAGCCGCGCGTTTGACGCCGCGGCGCAGTTCAAGGCCCTCGGCCTCGAGCGCATGGCTCATATTTTGAAGCAGATCGCGATCGGCGACAAATCCGGGCTGGCCCAGTCTATCCATGCCTTGCACAGCGATCTCGAAGAGCCCGGCGGGATGTATCGGCTTCTTGGGGATGCGCTGCGCAAGGCGTTGCCGAACCTGTTGCTGAAGCCGGAATGGCTGGCCTTCGTCACGGCGGAGCTGGCGAAGATCGAGCCGCCCACCGCTTCCGGCGTCCCCACCGCGGTCGGACCGAAGCCCGCCTGAGCCGAGAGTGAGAGGTTCCCATGGGCGACAATGACCCCGGCGACGGACTGCGACCGGCGATCGAGCACCTGACGAGGCGCGTGGACGCCGGGCTGGACCTTCTGGCGGAGATGAAGGGGGCCTGCGGAGTCTGCCGCGAGGAGGTCACCCGCCACACGACCGCCATTCAGGGACTCGAACGGGACGTTTCCGGGCTCGAGCGGGTCGGCGGCATTCGCCGGTGGGGGATCGGGATCATGGTGGGCGGGGTCTTCGTACTTGTCGCCGCAGTGCTCGGGGCATGGGCTCAGTCGGTCTTCGGCCGGTGAGGGCAGCATGAACGACAAGGGGCTCGCGAAGATCGAGACGCGGCTGGAGGCCATGCTCCGCAAACTGCAAAGGCGAGAGGCGGGCCTGATCGACGACTTGGGGATACGCCGGGGCGTTGGCGATCTAGGCGACGCCGCCCAGGACGCGCAGGAAGGCGCGGACTTGGCCCAGGGCGTCGACCGCGTCGCGATCGAAATCGCAGAGGTCGAGGCAGCCCTGGATCGCCTGAAGGCGGGCACCTATGGGTTGTGCGTCGATTGTGGCAAGGCGATCCATAGTGACCGTCTCGCCGTGCTGCCCGCCGCGGCGCGGTGCGTGGTGTGCCAGTCGAGGGCTGGTAAGGATGGCCAACCACCACCGTGAGTGGGTCCTACCCTGGGGGGGGCGTAGGGCGCGGGACCCTTGTGATTGGGCCGTTTTTTCACGCGGGATTCATTTTCGCATTGCATCATCATCATACCGTCGGGTGGGGGGTGATGCCTCCAGGTGTGGATCATGGTGACGAAGCCGCGGAAGGCGAAGAGAAAATCGGCCGCGAGGGCCAGGGGAATCCGCATCGCCGATGTGGCCAAGCACTTTGGCGTCGCGGTCCGCACGGTCAGTAACTGGCGAGCGAGCGGGATGCCCGGCGAGCTGGGCCGATTCGACTTGGCCGAGATCGCCGCCTGGCGGGCGGCCCAGGGGGGCGGTCGACAAGGGCAGATGAAGCCACGCGATCGCCTTAATGAGGCGGATGCGCAACTCAAGGAGCTGAAGTTGGCCAGGGAACGCGGGGAACTGGTGCCGGCCGAGGCGGTGGTCCGGCTATTTCGCCGCCACATTGGCGAGGCGAACGTCCACCTCCGGCAACTCCCGGAGGAGATCGTCGGCGAGTTCGGCCAGTTTGTGCCGCCGAACCAGCTCGCCAGGCTCCGCCAAACGGTCCAGGGCCGGGTCGACGCCGCCTGCTTGGTCTTGGCCGACCTGCTGAAGGCTCAAGAAATCGCGCACGGCGCGGCAACTGAGGACTGAACCGGTGAAGTGGATCCTGCTGATGGCCGCGCTCGTGATTGCGGACCCGTTTTCCCGACTGGTGGAAGCCGGAGTGGCGGCATGGACCCCACCCCCGCGGGTCGTGCGCTCCGAGTGGTGCGAGCAGCATCTCCGGCTGCCGGAGAAGACCTCGGCGCACGCCGGCCAATTCGACCTGACCGAGCGACCCTACTTCCGCGAGCCCCTGGACGCGGTCGACGACCCGGCGGTCCGCGAGGTGGTCCTCTGCATCGTACCCCAGTCGGGCAAGACGACGCTGCTGCACGCGATGGTCGCAAGCCAGGGGGCGATCGCCGCGGCGCCGATGATGTTCGCCGGGCCCGACCAGGTCTACTGCCGGGAAGAGCGGGACAAGATTTACGGCCTCTGCGAAGCCTCGCCGGCCTTGCGGGCCTCGGTGCCGCCGAAACGATCGTGGAACGACCGCTGGATTGATCTCGGCTGGCTCTGCTACCTGGCTTGGTCGGGCTCCAGCCAGAGATTGTCGGGGCGCCCCTGTCAACTGGTGCTTTGTTCCGAGGTCGATCGCTGGCAGGAATCCCTCGAACTGGCAAAGCAGCGGACCCGCGCATTTTACCGCTGGTGCATCGTCTACGAAGGCTCGCCGAAAGAAGCCTCCCAGTGGATCTGGCCGCTCTACAAAGACTCCGACCGGCGGACGTGGCGGGTCCCCTGCCCGCACTGCGGTGCACACCAGGAACTGCGGCTCTTCGTCCATAAGAGCGGCCCCAACGCGGGCCGGGGCGGGCTCGCGGGACTCCAGGACGGCGATGGCCGCTGGCGGACGCCGGAGGAGGCCCGGCTCGCCGCCTACTACCTTTGCGAGGTCGGCGGGTGCCGGATCGAGTCGATCGAGAAGAACCCGATGGTCCGCGCGGGCCGGTGGGCGCCCGAGGGGTGCGGCGTGGCGACCGACGGCTCGCTGACCGGGACTCGGCTCAACACTGGCCGCCGCCGCGGCTACCAACTCAATGCCCTCTATGCCCCGAAGGTCAGCTTTGGCGACGCTGCCGAGGCGTACCTCTTACTCCGCAACACCACGTCGGGCATGCAGTCGATCTTCAACGACTGGCTCGGGCTGCCCTACGAGCCCAAGGGGCTCGTCCCCAAGTGGCATGACCTCGGCCGCCGCCTGGCCGGCGGCTATCCCCGCGGCGTGGTCCCCCGTGGGGCGTACTTTCTCACCGCCGCCGGCGACATGCAGGCCAGGGGCATCTGGTGGGTGGTGCGGGCGTGGGGCGACCAGAAGACAAGCTGGCTGGTCGACTGGGGCTATATCCCCCGCCTCGAAACCCCGAGCGACGTGGCCGACCAGCCGAACATCGACCTGGCCAGTGACCTGCGCCAATTCGATGCCCGCGTGGTCCGCTACCGCTGGCCCGTCGATGGCCAGAACCCCTGCGGGTTCTCCGCCCTGGCGGCGGCCCGGATCGGGCTCGACCGCGGCGGCCGGCCCGCGGACGTCGACGCCTTTGTCCGGGCCCACCCCGGCGAGCGGGTGATGGCCGTCTTCGGCAACCCAAAACTCGTCCCCGGGGCCCTCTGGCGGCCGACGCCCGTCGAGATCGACCCGACCACGGGGAAGGGGTTTGCCGGGAGCCTGATCGCCTGGGGGCTCGACACCCAGGCGTACAAGACGGAGATCGCCGATCGCTGGTTCGGCGATCGGAGACTCCCCGGAGCGTGGTGGCTACCCTGCGACATCCTCGAGCAGCCGGACGGCGAAGACTACCTCCGCCAGATCACCGCGGAGACCCGCGTCGTCAGGAAGGGCCGCCACGTCTGGGAACTGCCGAGCCATGACAAGCCCAACCATTTTTGGGACGACGAGGTCTATGTGATGGCCCTGGCCGACATGGTCACCGGCCTGGTCTGGGACGCCGCCCAATGGCCCTGGGCCCAGCCCGCCGCAGCCCAGCCGGCGGAGTCGAAACGGCCCCGCGAGGAGCCGCCCGAAGAGTACCTGGCCGCCCGCTAGGGGCCGGCATTTCCGCCGAAATATCCGCCAAGGAGCCCGATCATGGCCAAGACGCGAGAATTCGCGATCGCCGATCCGCCCATGCCCGAGGCGGCGCCGGCCATCGCCCCGCCGGCCAGCGACGCACCGATGTGCCCCTACCACCCGAAGACCCGCACCGAGCGGGAGAAGCCGGTCCGATCCGCGCTCCGCCGCTACCACTGCCCGGTGGCCGGCTGCTCGTTCTCGATCGACCTCCCCCCGGTCGGGATGCAGCGCGCCCGGCCGGTCGAGGTCGACGTCCGGATGCCCCGCTGAGACGCCCCTTGTTGAGTTCCCCCGATGGCGACAACCCAGCAACTCCTCGATGCCGTCGACACCGCGATCCTCACGATCGCCGCCAACCCGACCGCTGAGTACGAGGTCCTCGGCGAGCGGTGGGAGGCCCACGATCTGCCCCGGCTGATCGCGGCGCGGGGCAGGCTCGCCTCCCAACTGGCGAGCGAGCAAGGCGGTCTGATTACCGAAGTCCAGTTCCGCGAGCCATAACCTACTGAGCATGCACGGAGAATTCTCCACCGCCGGCCGCCAGCTCGCCACCCTCGCGTGGCTCGACTCGCTCTCCGCGCCGACACCTGGCGGCCGCGGCGGCGTCGCCGGGGTATCGAGCATGGGCCCCTACACCGGCGGCGACGTCAATAAGCTCAACTCCGACTGGCTCCCCCTGGACTATTCCGGCGACGACGCGGTGGGCATGGCCTGGGACCTCCTCCACCGCCGGGCCCGGGATCGGGGCCGCAACGACCCGGCCCTGACGGCGATCCGCCGCAGCATGGTCGACGGCGTCTTCCGGACCGGGATCGTCTCCCAGGCCGACGTCCTGGACGAAAACGGCGAGAGCGACGACGACTTCGACGACGAATCGGACGAGGCCCATGAAGCCTGGGAGATCGAGGAGGCCGATTGCCAGCGGCGGCTGCCCTGGCCGGACATGATGCGCCAGGCGTGGGGGGACGCGCTGGAGACGGGCGACGCCTTCATCCTCCGCACCGCCCGCGGCGATCGCGGCCGCCAGGTCCCGCTCTGCTACGAGGTCCTCGAGGGCGAGCAGCTCGACCGCTCGGTCGACCGCCCCGCCTCGCCCGGGCTCAACGAGATCGTCCAGGGGATCGAGCTCGACGCCCAGCGGGCGCCAGTGGCCTACTACCTGTTCGACGCCCACCCCGGCGACTCGCACACCCTGGGCCGCTACGACAGCCGGCGGGTCCCCGCCGAGCGGGTGATGCAGATCATGCTCCCGGCCAGGCCCTCGGCCACCCATGGGACCTCGCTCTACGCCGCGCTCTTGCAGCCCGCCAAGGACCTCGACACCTACGTGGGCTCCGAGTTGAGCTCGGCGATCCTCGGCGCCGTCCTGACCGCGGTCCACAAGTCCGCCAACCCGGTCCGCGGCCTGGGCGTCCGCGGCGACGGCTCCGATGGGGCGGCCATCTCGGGCGAGGACACCTCGACCCGGATCCGGCTAAGCCGCGGGGCGACCGTGACCAGCCTTGGCAAAGACGACAGCCTCGAGTTCCTCCGCTCCCCGCACCCCAACCAGGCCGCCGAGCCGTTCCTGAGAATGATCGCCGGCCTCCTGTCGATGGGCGCGGGACTCTCGCCCCACCTGGTGGCCCATGATTACCGCGGCACAACCTACGTTGCCGCCCGGGCGGCGAGCCTGTTGGACGCCATGACGATGGAGCCCTACCAGGCCCTGCTGGGCCGGACGGTGATCTACCCCCAGCGGCGGCTCTGGACCGCGCAGATGGCCGCCTACGGGCGGTTCAAGACCTGCACGCCGGCGGAGTTCGCCCGCAACCCCCGCCGCTGGCAGCGGATCGCCATCCTGCCGCCGAGCATGGAACAGCTCGACCGGCAGAAGGAATCGTCCGCGGACGAGACCAACCTCGCCAACGGGACCACCTCCTACCGGGAGATCTACGGCCGCCGGCGGCGGAACTGGCGCCGCGAGCTCCGCCAGGTCGCCCGCGAGCGGCAGTTTCTCTCCAGTTTGCCCGGTGGCGAGCTGGTCGGCAGCGGGCGGGCCCAGGCCCAGGCGGCAGAGCCGGTACCGGACCCGGACTATGAGGACAATCCG